TGGTTACGAAGCCACTATCAATGGCACTCAGTTGTCAATTCAGAAAATTGAACTTCAAGCCAAAGAAGGCAAGATAGGATAAACCATGTCTAATTATTCAAAATCCACTAACTTTGCGTCTAAAGATAATCTTTCGCCTGGCAATCCTTTAAAGATTGTTAAGGGTACTGAGATTGATACAGAGTTCAACAACATTGCTACTGCCATAGCAACTAAGACAGATAACTCTTCTGCCACGATTACTGGTGGAACGATAAATGGTGCGGTTATTGGTGGAACTACTGCCGCAGCGGGTACTTTCACCAACCTTACTGTTAGCACAGCCGCTACGATTGCTTCTGCCGCCATTAGTGCAGGAACAATCAATGGTGCGGTAATTGGTGGTTCATCTCCGCTTGCTATTACTGGTACGAACATCACTGCAAATACAGGCTTTAGTGGCCCATTGACAGGTGCAGTCACAGGTAATGTGACGGGTAATTTGACAGGAAATGTCACGGGTAACGTCACTGGCAATATTACAGGTAATGTGACGGGCAATGTAACTGCTGCTTCTGGTACTTCTACATTCAACAATGTGACCATCTCTGGCTCATTGGACATGGACAGTGCTACATCGGCAACCATCACTGGTTTAGCAAGCCCCACAAACGATTCTGATGCGGCTACCAAGGGTTATGTGGATGCACTAGCTCAAGGTATTGATGCCAAAGCCTCTGTGGTGGCGGCTACAACTGCAAACATTACTTTATCTGGCGCACAAACCATTGATGGCATCTCGATTGTTGCGGGTGATCGGGTCTTGGTTAAAGACCAATCTACTGCTTCTGCTAATGGTATTTACTTGTGTGCAACAGGTTCTTGGACACGCACAACAGATGCTGACACTTATGCTGAGTTGGTGGCGGCTTTTACCTTTGTTGAAAAAGGCACAACTAACGCTGACTCTGGCTTTATCTGCACAATAGATGCAGGTGGGACATTGGGTAGCACATCGATTACATGGGCGCAGTTTTCAGGTGCGGGTCAGATTACTGCGGGTGATGGTCTTACAAAGACAGGTAACACTCTTAATGTAGGCACTGCATCCTCTAGCCGTATTGTTGTCAATGGCGACAACATTGATTTGGCTTCCTCTGGTGTTACACCAGGCACTTACCAATCTGTCACTTTTGATGCTTATGGTCGTGCTACGGCAGGAACGAATCCTACGACTATTGCTGGCTATAACATTACGAATGCTTATACCAAAACTGAAATAGATTCGATATTTGGTTCGACTACTGCTGCGGCTACTTCTGCTTCTAATGCGGCAACAAGTGCTTCAAACGCTTCAACAAGTGCATCTAATGCCTCTACAAGTGCAAGCAATGCGGCTACAAGTGAGACCAATGCGGCAGCTTCATACGATGCTTTTGATGACAGATATTTAGGTTCTAAGTCTTCTGCTCCTTCTGTAGACAATGATGGAAATGCCCTCCTAACGGGTGCTTTGTACTGGAATACAACAGTAAGCACTCTTTATGTGTGGACAGGATCGGCTTGGTCACAGGCTGCTTTTACCGCAGGTGGATTCTTAGTTAACACTAATAACCTATCTGACGTATCCAATACTGCTACTGCCCGTACTAACTTAGGTCTTGCTATCGGTACTAACGTACAAGCCTACAACGCTAATACGGCAGTTACCAACTCTGCACAGACATTCACTGCCACTCAGACATTCTCAGGTTCATCATCTGCTACAGCCATTGTTTTAAACGATGCGGCAGAGGTAGCTACAGTATCAGCAACTGCAGCTACTGGCACGATTAACTACGACATTACAACTCAGTCTGTTCTGTACTACACAAGTAACGCAAGTGCTAACTGGACAGTTAACTTTCGTGGCTCTAGCGGTACATCATTGAATACTTTGATGACTACAGGTCAATCAATGACTGTGGCTTTCTTGGTCACTCAAGGTGCTACTGCTTACTACAACTCTGCTGTGCAAGTGGATGGCACTACATCAGGCGTTACGACTAGATGGCTAGGTGGTGCGCCTACTGCGGGTAATGCTAGTGGTATCGATAGCTATCGCTATCTTTTAATCAAGACAGGTAGTGCGACTTTCACAGTCTTGGCAAGCAACACACAATTTAAGGCTTAAACCATGCCATTACAAGCAACTTCTGGTGCAGCTTCTTATGATGCCTTTGGTGGTGGTGTTCCTGTTGTGCCAGCTTATATAGAGGAAGTTTTTTCTTGCTTTTTGTACACAGGAAATGGCTCTACACAGACCATTACCAATGGCATTGACTTGTCTACCAAAGGTGGATTGCTTTGGATGAAGTCTAGAAGTGAGGCTGCGGGTCATATGCTTTATGACACGGCTTCTAACGCAACTTTACGTTCAGATTCAACTTCTGCAGACTCAGGTTATTACCCCACATATATTAACCCTACTTCTAGTGGATTTTTTCTTGATGCGTCTGCTGGGGGTGGGTTTAATACCAATGCGGTTACATATGCCTCATGGACATTCCGCAAGCAACCAAAGTTCTTTGATGTTGTGACTTATACGGGGAATGGAACTAACGGCAGAACAGTAGCGCATAGCCTTGGAAGCGTACCAGGTTGCATGATTGTTAAGAGAACTGATGCCTCAAATGGATGGGCTGTTTACCATCGTTCAATGAATGCATCCCCACAAGATTACATGATGCGTTTAAATGCAACAACCGAGGCATTTACAACAAGCCCATCACGTTGGAACAATACATTGCCAACGTCAACAGAATTTACATTGAGTGGCAGCGATGAGGTCAACGGCTCTGGTGCTACCTATGTCGCCTACCTTTTCGCCCACAACGCAGGAGGCTTTGGCCTAACTGGTACAGACAATGTGATTTCGTGTGGGTCTTATACAGGTAATGGTTCTGCTACTGGGCCTGTAGTGACTTTAGGTTACGAGCCACAATGGGTCATGGTTAAAAGAGCAACTGTAAGCACAGGCTCTTGGGAGATATACGACTCAATGCGTGGCTTCACTATGGAAGCTGATGCTGTTTTACGAGCCGACACATCTGGTGCTGAATTTAGCCTACAAAGAATTAACCCAACATCAACAGGGTTTCAATTGGCTGATAGTGATGGCGATGTAAATGCTAATGGCTCAACCTACATCTACATAGCCATTCGCAGAGGCCCGATGAAAGTGCCTACGGATGCGACTAAGGTGTTTACGCCACAAACACGCACTGGTACAGGTTCTGCCGACACAATTACAGGCGTTGGTTTCCCTGTTGATTTAGTTATTGATAAACCACGCAATGCAGATACGGGTTCATTTGAAGATAGGCTTCGTGGCAGTACGCAAAACCTTGTGCCATCATCAACAGGTGCTGAAACAACATCTAATTCAACATGGGATGTCACATCTTTTGCGTCAATGGATGGTATTTCTGTTGGTATAAGTGGAAATGTAAATATCAATACAAGCGGCACAGCAACAGTAAATTGGTTTTTCAGACGTGCGCCTAGCTTCTTTGATGAGGTTTGCTATACAGGGACGGGAGTTGCAAGAACTGTAACGCATAACTTGGGTGTAGCGCCTGAGTTAATGATTGTGAAAAGCAGAGGGACAAATGATTGGGCTGTATATAACAGCACATCAGGTGCAACTCAAGCAATGTATTTAAACAGCACAACTGCCGCATTTACTCTTAGCACTTTTTGGAATGATACAGCACCAACTTCTACTGTATTTACAGTAGGAACAAGAAGCCAAACAAATGAAGGTGCGATTAACTTTGTCGCCTACCTATTTGCCACTTGTGCAGGTGTTTCTAAAGTAGGCTCATATACAGGCACGGCAACAACAAAGCAAATTGACTGTGGCTTTACAGGCGGGGCTAGGTTTGTACTAATCAAGCGTACAGATTCAACTGGTGACTGGTATGTATGGGATACAGCACGAGGCATTGTGAGTGGCAATGACCCGTATTTGCTATTAAACAGCACAGCCGCTGAAGTAACTAATACTGACTACATCGACACATACAGCGCAGGGTTTGAGATTAGTTCAACTGCGCCAGCCGCCATCAATGCAAGTGGTGGCACATACATATTTTTAGCAATTGCTTGAGGTAATTAAAATGCAAATACGAACACAAACAGGACAAGTAATGTACGAAGCAGAATTTCGTGCATACACAAAAGCCAATGGTGGCCCATCATGGGACATAACAACAACTGAAGTCTTAGAGGCTTTGGGTGCTGATGTAGTCTTTGAAGGCCCACAAGCTACAGGCGGTACTGTTTACCAATACTCTCAATCCTCTGGTGTTGAGCAGATTGATGGTAAGTGGTACACAAAGTATGTGCTTGGCCCTGTCTTTGTAGATACTACAGATGAGGGTGTAACAACTACAGCCCTTGAACAAGAGACTGCTTACAAGGCTCAGAAGGATGCTGAACAGGCTAAGAGTGTTCGTCAGTCTCGTGATGATAAACTGTCAGAAACTGATTGGAGATTTCGTAGCGATATGACTCCATCACAAGAGTGGAAAGAATACTGCCAAGCATTAAGAGATGTTCCTTTGCAGAGTGGTTTCCCTTGGACTATTACTTGGCCTGTTGAGCCACAATAAGGAGCAATCATGGCTGTAACTAGCGCACAAATTGTAGATTTTCTGCTTGCTAATCCAGGCATGACTGATGCCGAGATCGTCACGGCTATGGAGACCTATGGAGTCTCTCCTGCTCAAATGGCTCAAGCTGTTGGGTTAGATGAGGGTGCAGTTGCGGCTCGTGTGGCGGCTACTGTTCCTCAGGGTCAAACAGTAACCCTTGGTGACACCATTGTTCAACCTCAGTATCAAGTCATTGGTTCTGGTGAAGATCAGCAGATTGGTGGTCTTGAGAATGTCTACACTTATAAAGTTGGTGAAAATCAAACTGGTGGTGCTTATAACCAATACACACCAACTGGTGAACTTGAGCGTACTGGTACACAACAAGAAGTTAAAAGCGGTCTAAAAGAGTTTGCACTTGGTTCTGCCCTATTATTTGGCGGACTAGGTGGTGGGTTTGAGAGTCTATTTGGTGGCGGTGGAGCAGCTACAGGTGCGGCAGGAACTGTCGGCTCAACTGGTCTAACAATGGCTGAGTTAGCTCAACTTGACCTTGCTCTTGGTGGTGCTGGCGGTACTGCGGGAGCAACTGCTCTTGCTAACTCTTTAACTACTGGTGCTTTGACAAGTACATTGACCAACCTAACAGGTGGTAGCGGTACTGGTGCTTTGACGGGTGATTTAGGCGGTACTGTTGCTGGCATGGGTACAGGAACTGGAATAACAGCAGGTGCTGGCGGTTTAGGTCTTAGCACTACTGGAGCAGGTCTTGGTGCGGCAGGTACAGGCGCAGGAATTACAGCAGGCACAGGATTAACAGGAACTGGTGTTTTAGCAGGTTCTGGTCTTGGTACTACTTTGCTTGGAACAGGTACTGGTGCTTTAACAGGAACGGGAATTCTTACTGGTTCTGGACTTGGTACAACTTTGTTGGGTACAGGTACAGGAACAGGTGTAACTGGTGGTGTAACTGGTTTAGGTACAGGAACATTAGGAACTGGTGCATTGACAACTGGTGTAGGTACGAATCTTGGAACTGCATTAACTGGTGCAGGAACAGTGGCAGGAGCTAATCTAGGCGGTTTAACAGCAGCTCAACTTGGTGCTTTGATTTCAGGTGGATTAAATACTGGTGCGGGTCTTCTGCAACAACAAACATCTCGTGAAGCGGCTCTTGCAGCGAAAACAATGATTGACAGAGAGACTGCTGCGGCTAAATTAGCGGCTCAGTTTAAGCCTATTGGAATGACCACTCGCTTTGGTGCTTCACAGTTCGGCTTTGATCCCGTAACAGGGCAATTGACTAGCGCAGGATACACACTAAGCCCTGAAGCCAAGAACGCTCAAGATCGGTTTGTCAAGTTGGCTGAGTCTGGTTTACAGCAAGCAGAAGGCGCACAACTAGCATTTAAACCATTACAAACTGGTGCTGAGAGTTTGTTTAAACTTGGTCAAGGTTATTTAGCTAAATCTCCAGAAGATGTTGCTAAAGATTATCTTGCTTCACAAATGGCTTTGTTGCAACCTGGTCGTGAGTTAGAGTTAGCCAATCTGCAAAACAGACTCCAACAACAAGGTCGTGGTGGTTTAGCGGTTGCTCAAGGCGGTACTATGGGTGCTACAACTCCTGAACTACAGGCTTTGTTCAACGCTAGAGCGCAACAAGAAGCTCAATTGGCGGCTAATGCTCAACAGTATGGTCAGCAAAACGTCTTGTTTGGTGCAGGTCTATTGAATCAAGGTTCTCAAGCTATGGGTCAGTATTATGGTGGTCAGCAAGCCGCCTATGCACCTTACACAACTGCTATGGGGCAAGTTACAGGACTTGAAAGTGCGGCACAACAACCTTTGACAATGGGTGCGGCTCTTGGTCAACAAGCGGCTCAAGCGGGTGCTAATGTTGGTCAATTAGGACTTCGTGGTGCAGAACAAAGCGTTGCTTTAGCGACAGGTAGAGCCGCAACTACTAACCCCTATTCAACATTATTAGGCGGTTTGGGTTCTTCTCCCGCATTTGGTACTGCCGCTGGCAACGCTATATATAGCTTATTTGGTTAAGGAATCATCATGGCAGAAAATATTGTGGCAGGTTTGTTTGGACTAACACCAGATATGTATGGTGAGCAACAACGTAGAAGTGCTTTGCAAGAAGGTATCACCCTTGCTCAACTAGACCCTGCATCCCGTGGTGCGGCAATGACCTATGCAGGTGCTAGAGGTCTTGGTACTGCCATTGGTGGTGCTTTGGGTGTTCAAGACCCACAGTTACAGTTGATTAGCACTAGAAATGCTATTGCTCAACAAATAGATCAGACTAACCCTGAGTCGATCTTAAAAGGCGCACAAATGTTGGCACAAGCTGGTGACCAACAAGGTGCTATGGCTTTGGCTCAGTATGCTCGTCAAGCACAGAGTGAGATGGCTCAAACACAACAGCGTTTGGCGGCAGGTCAGGCGTCTTTGGCTCAAGCTACTCGTGAGCGTCAACAAGCAGTCCCTAAAGAAATTGTGATTGCTAATGAGAAAGCTCGGATTACAGATCAACTTGACCAACTTCGAATGCAAGAGTCTACGCCAGAAAATACTCGTGCAAGTCGCATACTTACAACACAACTTGCTGAACTAGATAAGTTAGATGATAAGTCTAAGAGGACTGTTGTTGTTGGTAACGCTTTAGTGGACACAACTACTGGCGCAGAAATCTATAAAGGCCCAGATACTCAGAAATACTCTGAGTTTGCCAAAACATTGATTGATGCAGGTTTGACACCAGGCACTGAACCTTTCCAAAAACGTATGCTTGAATACGCAACTAAAAAGGTTGAGGGGGCTGGTAAAGGCACTGGTAATGTCACTATTGGCGG